ATCAATCGATTGAGATCGGGCCACGATAAAACGTGGTTCATTAGGATCGACCTCGTTTTTATCCAGGATAACTTTTGCCTTTCTCAGTTTTTCAACCGTAAGGCTTGAAGGGGTTCCGTCCTGGGCCACTTTCTGAGCAGCGGGTAGGGCTACGGGTGTACCACCGTCTTTACCACTATAGGCATTGTCATAGAAAGCCTTGATGATGACATCATCCTTGGATCGACCAAGAGCCCAAACTGCATTTTGGGCGTAGGCACTTTCAGGTTTAATCAAAATTCGGATCTGATCTGGTTCGTCCACAAGATCACCCCAATCATAAGGTTTCATCGAAACTCTACGTCTGGAATGAGGGGTGTTTACTTGTGGGCTATCAGCATGACGAGTCTGTCTTTCCAGGGCAGCCGTAGCACCAATTCTTTCAAAATAAGCATTCTCACCGACCACTCCAGGTTTTTGAAAAACTTTATCCTGAAGTCGGGAACCCTGCTGTTGAGAGAGCATGATGACGTTGCCGGAATACTGTTGCACCATTGCAACGGTGATTTCAGTTGACATGGTAATCCTCCACGGTACATTGCAATGCGAGCGTTTCACGCATTACATGAAAAATTGCACTTTCGGAGAACTACCGGCCAATCCGATTCTCCTACCGTTCCGGTCTTAGTTGGACTCTTTCGAGCAACCCAACACTAATTAGGGTTTCACTATTAAACCAGACTCCCCAGGGGAAAATTTCTTTTCTTTTCCTGGATCAGTGTTTAATGGATACCCTGGCTCTTTGCACTTCGGGCAATAAAGTAGTTCTTCGTTCTCGAAGGCAAAGACTTTATGACATTTATCACATTGCCAAAGATCTTGAAGTTTCCCATTTACCATGTGGGGAAACATGTGATAGAAACCTGGCATCTTATTTACATCCTGGGATAGGCCAACTGGTAAAGTTTTTCTACTTCGGCCACTCGTTCATCATGTCCTGGTTGACCCTGAAACTTAGCATGATAGAGATCTTTGGGATCAGCATAAATAGCAGCGATCTTAGCCTTGGCTTCATCGGATGTCATACCACCACCACCCTCTTCCCCACCAAGGTAATCAGCTTCATCAAGATCTGCGGCCATTTTTGCAATCATCCTCACCAGAAGTGGATGATTCCCCACCTCGGTTACGGCATTAAAAAATTCTTTGGTTTCCGGCCCACCGTAAATATCAACGGCCCTTTTTACCAGGGCCATATTTCTTTGGTAACTTGCACCTTCTTGTGGCCCCCAATCTTTAGTGAGTTCCTGGAGGGCAGCCTGTTTACCGGTTTCTATCAGCTTGTCACCGGCCTCAACCATATTGGCATATAAATCCAGGATGCCGTGCATCTGTTTGTGGTTCAACCCGTACTTATGACCAGCTTCCTTAAACATTTTTAATTTGTCATCTTGCCAATCAATCTTGTCGGGTTTAGGTAGAGCAAGATTATATTTGTCCGGCGATTCTGGAGCCCCCTCCCATAAACCATTCTCTGTTAATTTCTTAAAAATACTATCAACCGCTTTTTGTTTATCCTCCGGTTTTGCCTCCTTCTCTGGAAGGAATATTCCCCTTCCAATCATTTTCTGCCCATCACGGTAAGATGTCACAAGGCCCGTAAAATCTTTGATGGGCTCAAATGATTTATCTTCCCGCAAATCCTTTGGGATCGAGTTAACTACTGTTTCCGACAGCCCCAAACTCTTTGCTACATCCTCAAACATAATTAAACCTCCTGTTTAAAAAATTTGTATTTCTTCGGTATCGGGAGTTTCAAAAATCTCAGGATGCTCGGACTTTGTTAATTCCATTAAAATATCCAACACCACAGATCTCTGACCCTCCTGGTATGAAGTCGCATGAGAATCACCAGAAATAAAGGTCGATGTTACAAAATGAAATTTCCGTTTCATGTCTTTCAGTACAAATTTACCAGCCTCAGAAGAAAAACAATCGGCATATAATTTGGAGATCTTATACTGTTCTCCTTCTTTGCCACTTTCGGCTTCACGAGTAACTACTGTTACTGATGTTTTTCTACCCATTATATTTGACCTCCGCCAGCCATGATTTGTGCGAAATTGGGTGGAACGGCTCCCGCCTTAATTGCCGGAGTCAACTTCTTTAAAACTTCAGCAATCAGTAAGGCTCTTTCTTCCTGTGATTTCTGGTCAGCATTTTTGGCTCTACCCTCACGCATACTCTTGACATCATCAATCAAGCGTAAAAGTTTTTTTGGAACACCACGGATTTGTGCTAACCATGGAATGATCTCATCAAAATCAAACCAATCAATCACACTCGGATCTTGCGGAGCAACGATGGCCGTAATGTTCAGTACATCCATTAAACCTGATACTTCCGAACTTTTTTGGGCCTTAGCCATTTCCCCCTCATACTCAATGTCAAGTTCGTCTAAACGTCCAATTAAGACTGAAGGCATTGGAAGGAAGGCTCCGGCAAAAAACATAATTCCAAAAACCCGTTTGATGAGGGGATCTAAAAATTCACGTTCTTCTCTTCCCAGGGTAGGGCCGAGAATTCGTTGCATTAATTCATATCGAATATAGGCTTCGGCAGCGGTCATGGTCGGGGTATCTTGCATCTGAAGTTGATCGCTATAAAACACTTTGCGAATCTTAGCTTCCAATTTGTCTGCCCTAACCTGATAGGTCTGTAATTCAATATTGAGTTTTAACGGTTCAAATGTGCCGTCTCGCCTAACAATTGTATTTCCACCGGGGATAAGTTTGGGCGATCCAATGACACCGTTATCGCTGGATTTAGTAGGCGGCCTAATCATCATTGCTAACGCCTGAAGTTCAAGCTGAACAGCCTTATTAAGTGTTTTAATGTCGGGTAGGGCTATAAAACCAGGCCCTCTACCATATTCCTCTCCAGAGGTTTTACCCCACCTTGGAACAAGGAATGGAAACCCTCGATAGGGTCTTGGTTTTTCCACCAAAATCTTTTCATCGAGGTTAATGTAATGCGACATGAAAAATTTTTCCTCTGGAACCACGGTATGAAGAAATGGAAAAGTTTGCTCCGGTTTATTTTGGGCAGCCTTCACCACACGTTCACCGGCAGCATTGCCCCATCGATTAAAGGCTACCCTTGCGGTAGGTTTTAAAATTCTTTGGAGTACTTCAACGTCTCCCTCAAAATTTTCCTCAATGGCGTATTCCCCAATGGAGAGGGTATGAAATCGAAGTCCATTAAATTTTGGACTGATCCTCGGTTTTTCTTCACAATACATTGCTCCAATTCCAAAGGCCCCAAGATCAAGGTCAAGTTCATGTACCTCGGAATCAAAATTGCTTTGATGAAAAGCCAAAAACATTCGCCTCGCACAATCCTCCAACCATCGAACTACATTTTCATCCTTCATTAATTCTTCATCACGATGGCGGATAGAAAACCATTTCAAATTGGCTGGAGTAATGGCCTGTTTCATGGAAGCCCCAAGCAATTCATTGGCATGAATTCCGGTAGAGTCAAATAGTTTCTCGGTCTGTTTTAATCCTGGAGTTACCGGTGATAAAATATTGGATCGCTTGGGTGAAATATAGTCTGCGGCATCTTGCCACAATGGTCGCCAATTGGCCTGACCCACCCCGAAAAGGCGTTTACACTTCTCGATTAAATCCTTTACCGAAAACTTCATTCAGATCATCCTCATTATTACAACTTGGTATAATGTGCACAAAAAACAAACGTTCACTATTTAGTGAACATTACCCACCAAGTAAACTTTTACGCACCCCGGTTTGATCTTCGGTCAGAGAGGTTTCCATGGGAAAACCCCTTCTTCCGTATTTCTTCTTGCGTTTTTCTTCTGCTATGGCCGCCTGTTTAGCCTCTTCTTTGGCCTTCTCTTCAGCAGCTTTCTTTTCGGCAGCGGCCCCTGCAGCTTGTTGGGCGGCATAAACTTCTGACTTTTTTTGTTGTTTCTTTTTTTCCTCTTTTCCCGACATCATTCCCCCCAGGGGGCCGTATGTCCCAAAAGGCCCTGCAAACGGACTATCACTCATTTTCATTCCCTCCATTATTTATTTTTTGCAATTTTTAATCCATATCGTTTTAACCACGATTTAGATGGCTTAATTCCACCAATGGAAATTTCAGCAGTATCATAAATAACTTGATAACTACCTTCGCAAAGAGGATTTAAAATAATGGGAATTCCATTAACCTCTCCGAGATTAATCTTTTTTCTCTGTTCTGAGGCCATGACAAATTCAGCCTCCAGATCCACATGAATATAGCCAACATGAATTTCCTTGATCTTAACGTAAGGATCCCTTCTACTTGCCTTATATCTTTCTTCGGAAACCAATTGATTTAAATATCCCCACGTTTCACTGGTCAACATATATTTTATTATTTACCCCCAAGAACAGATTTGGAATGACCCTTATACTTTCCGGTTCCCTGTTCAATATCTGGATAACGTTTGTGGACGGCGGCCCTTACCTTAGCCTTTTCTTCCGAGGTTCCATAGGCAGCAACCCTTGATAGGGCATTGCGGGCATGGGCCTCGTCATGAATCGGATATGCCCGACTTTCTGGAATCGCAAAAGAAGATGTCGGTAAATTTCCCCGTTTCTTATAGGTCAATTCAGCCATACTTTTTCCCTCACCCCATCACACTTTTACTTTTTGATTGATGATGATATGCCGGTAATTTTTTTCCCTTGGCTTCATGAAGATGAGCCCTTAATTCTTCCGTGGTAATACCCTTCATCCTGGGTTTCTTACCAGCTTCCCGCCTATCTAATTCAGCCCCAAATTTCCCTGCTTGGGCCTGAGAAGTAATCGGGGTATGAGCCCGATGCGAACCACCAGTACACATTTTAATAATTCCCCCAAATTTTTGGAACTGGAAAGTATTGTTCAATTTTTGGTTTTATTTTATATTCTTGCAAAACCCACATTCCATTTTCTTTAATTAAATAAAAAGTCCCATCCACAAGTTTCACGGAGGTTTGTGTCCATTCCGTTCCACACCTGGGACACGGAATAGCCTCGCCAGGTTCCCCGTGAAAACTAATAAATGATCCACAAATACATTGAAAAGCGTTCATTGGTTGACTGATGAATCGTACTTAAGATTGAAACGGGTTCCAATCGGGTACCGTAACACCACCAAAATCTATACCACCCGATCCATACTTTTTTGGTTCATCAAAAATATTAAAATCGGTTACGCATTTTTCCGGTCGATTTGGTTTAGCTACAGTTGGATTCATAATTGCCGCAATGCCATGGGAGAGGGCATCCCCAGGATGTGAATGTTGATCCTTTACTGGTAAATCCTTAAGGATCTGTCCGGCTGCGTTTTTATGATAATGCCAACCACCACCCAGGGCCTCGATCATCACATCGTCATCGGCAGAAATAAGAAATCCGGGTTGACCGTCCACCACTCTGGTAAATAAACTTTGAAGGGCCTCCCTCCTATTTTCCCATCCCATTTCCCCAGGTTCGTAAACTGTATTAAGTTCGGTTTCAATTACCTCTGCCACTGACTTAGTAGAATCCATTGGATCTCTGTTCCAAAGGGAGGGATCTCCAATATCCCGCCATTCTCTGATATTCCGAAAGGTAGTGGCGAGGAGGGGCTTTATGAAATATTCAATTAACTGCCTCATTCCAATATTTTCTCCTCGCACAGTTTTAAGGCAAACAATTTGACCATTTGGAAATATCTGAAGAAAAACACAGGTGGGCCAAAGGCCCCCATCCCACAAACGAAAGGTTAGTGTTTCCCATGGCTCAATGATAATGGGAGATCTATGAAAGAGTTCGGAGAATTCCGGCGTAACAGACATCCCCAGGTTGACATTAGAAAACTCTCCCCTAACATACCTGGCGTAAAGTTCGGGCCGATTCTTAAAAGCCCTCATAGTCTTAGCCCGTTCCTTGTCTGGAAGAAATGTATTTTCGCCATACGGGATACGAATCACTTCAATATCTAATTCCCCAGTCTTGTCATCATAAAAATCAACGTGGGGATTAAGAACGAATTTCTTATAAGTCCAATGGCCCTTACTGGCAGGGTTCATCGTTACAAATACTTTATCAATGGCTCCGGCCTCACGACCGCCACGGGCATAACACATGGTAAAAACATCTTCTCGGATACCGGCAGATCCTACATCAAACACGGGGGCCGGTTCCTCGATCCAAACAAAATAATATTCCGATCCCTGGATGTTGGAAATATCACCAAGGTCATCCACGCCAAAAAGGTCGGCCTCGAAATTCGGGCCTTTCATTAGGGCGCCATCTCGATGGAAGGTAATCACACCACCGGAAGCCTTCATAATCGAGGGAATGGTGTGTCGCTGAATATTTGTAAACCTGTCACGAATAACCGCTCCCCTAATTTTATAAGGGAACCGCTGTGCGTGTTTCATAATAGCGGCTACAGCACCACAGGTTTTACCTTCCCCTTTCGGCCCGATCAAGACTACCACGGTCTTAGTGCTCAAGGCCATTCGGGATTGAGATGGAAGAAGTTTAATCTGTTTATCTGACATATATTTCCCAGGACTCGGTTGCTGTCCCTCGTCAGGTTAGACTACATATCCGGCATCCTTAGCCAACTTCCTCGCCCTGGGATTTTGGAATAACATCCACAACGTCTGCATCTTCAGGATCATTCTGAAACGTTTCTTGACTCCCATCCGAAAGAACAAAGGTAACGGATCGGTGTTCAACGTCATATTCGGTGCGTTTCGGAAGAATGGGAATTAAAATATTCTTCACAAAAGAAATAAAAGCCAAGTCGCTCTTAGGACTTTCTTTATTAAGAATCCTAATTAAACGATCCGGCCCACCGGCAGAATAAAATACCCTAAAGATGCTTTCCTTGAGATCCCCACCCAACGAGGGAATACCCTTCGTCCTACCAGCGGGGTTAGGAGAGGGGCCACCTTTCGTCCAAGTTGGATTTCCGGTTTTACCCTTGATCTCGACAGGAAAAGATTCTTTCATT